ACTACTGCGTCTTCGTAAGGGTTACTGAAACTAGAAATACCTCTAGGGTCAAAACCTTGAGTAGCACCGTAACCAGTTTGAGCTGCAGCCCCTATATTACCTAAAGAACCAGATATAGCATCTTGTGCTCTACCTAAGTTAGCTCTACTACCTAAACGGTCAGTTGCTTGACTTAAATCAGCTTGGCTACCTAATAAATTACGAGCTTGACCTAAGTCAGCTTGACTACCTAATAAATTACGAGCTTGACCTAAGTCTGGTCTTGAGCCAGAAATTTGGTTCATTGCTCCGCTTAAATCTACACCAGCATTACCGACCATATTTTGTGCTTGACCTAAAGTACCTTGACCTTGACGTACAGCTCCTAAACCTTCGTAAGTTGCGTCTTGTGCTATACCAGGGACTTGCCTCAATAAACCTTGGGCTTCATTTATACCCGCAGCACCCTGTTGAGCTCCTTCACGCATAAAGTCCATGCCTTCCTGAGCACTACTTCTAGCGTCACCGTAACCTTGTTGAGCCATTTGCTCAGCTTGGTCAAAATACGGTTGATAAGAACCTACGTTTTCACCCGTCATTTGCATAGCCATTTGTTGAGCTGGTGTAAAATCAGCTATCCTTTGACCTTGATACGTATAAGGGTTGGCACCTGCTACTCCTACGCCTTGTAGTTTATTAACTAAGTCTTGATTAAGCATAGGCAATATACCAGGGACATTCGCACCCGGAACACCCGCCATAAACTGTCTATAATACTCGGGTGGTAACTGCTCGGTACGCCCTGTTGTTTGTTCTGTTGCCATTATGCCCTTCCTATGCCCATTTGTTGAGCCTTGTTTTCATTCATATTCATCATAGCGTAAAGTTGAGCTATACCCTGATCGTGGTCACCGTTACCCATACCCGCTACTGCTTGTTTTGTCATCACGAACTCACCGTCAGCTAATAGTGCTGGTACAGTATCTTCATCACCTGAACCTTCTTCATCAACTATGTCTCCGCCTGTGTCTCTTAAATCTAAATCTGGTATTGTACCACCGTCAGCTAATCTTGCTACGGTAGGTTGAAGAGCCATCATATTATCTATTCGTGGTAATTGATCTTCGCTATTACGTAAAAGTTCTTGTATTCCACCACCGTCAGGTGAAATAGGTTCTAACATTCCAGGAACAGGTAGAGGTTCTATTTTGTTTAAAAAATTTCCGCCAATCTTATTTATAGGTATTGGTCTTCCCATAGAAGGTGGTCTTCCTACACTAGGATAAGGTTGCAGCATATTACCGCCACCGCCACCTTGATCACTACTAGGGAATCTGCTTTCTATGGTTTGAGCAAACTCGTTTATTGTCGGTCCTATTTCGTCAGCGTTAATTCTATCTTGAATATAATCACCTATAGGGTTTAGTACGCTCATAAGGTCTCCACCTTGAGCCCCTCTTCTAGCCCCACCAAAAGACGGTTGTTTAATACTTGGTAACTGTGGTCCAAATTTATCTGTACCACCTAATTGAATCGCTTGTAACATATTAACGTTACCGCCCATGTTCATTCCTACCCTAGCGAACTCAGGGAACTCTAATTCGTATTCATCTTGTTGTTTTAATAGTTCCGCTATACTAGAATTGATAGGGTCATAATCATAATTTTGTGCTAAACTAGGCATACTACCCGCTATACCTGTACCTGTACCCCTAGTACTATATACGTCGCTTAACGTAGCTGGTGTTAAACCTTGTTGAAGATAACCGCTTTGGTCTATTGGTCCAGGCATAGTGACTGGTTCTTCATCTTCACCCATACCACGAGTAAGAGCAGACACACCAATACCTAAAGTACCTGCTTTTTGCAGCATGTTTAAATCATCAAAAGTAGCCATTAAATCTCCACTACCATATTTTGTAGCACCTTTACCAGTGAACATATCTCGACCACTAGCCCCTACATCTTCAAAAAATCCGCCTATACCTCCACTACCTGTGGTAGGAGTACCAAAACTAATACCTGTTCCCATTGTGCCATTACCAAAACCTTGACCACCTTGAAGACCAGCACCTTGTGCCATACTAGCACCAGCGTAAACTTTCCCCGCACTCATTACGGATTGTTTTAAATCTCTGCCCTCACCTAATGAACCAATACCTTGTCCAATAGCAGCACCAGCAGGTCCAGCGATAGCGAAACCTATAACTGTGGCGATGTCTCTTGTGTTCTTCTTTAAGAACCTCTTTACACTTTTGAATGCACTTTTTAAACCGCCCATATCACCGTTCCTATGTTCATCTATTTATTATATATACAACTTCTTGAACTGTATAGTCTATACACACTTCATACCTTAGTTATTGATGCCGACCTGTATAGATGTATCACCAGCGGTTACTACCGTAACCCTACCAACACTAGCCGTAATTTCGTATCCAAAGTCGTTTAATCTTTGACCGATGTCTAACCAATGATAACCCGTCCATACCTGAAGCACACCCACACTAGTATTCCAAATAAGACTACCAGAGTTAAATTTGAATGTATCTCTTTCTGTTTGGTTTATTTGTCTTGTGTTATCAGGGTCGAACGTACCTAAGTTTAATTCTAGTACCCTTATCAACCTATTAAAGGTATTTGAATCAACACCTTCGCCCATGGCTATTGGTAATCTGGTAGCTAAAAGCTTACTCATCGTCTACCGTCATTCCTTATATCTAATCTTGTTGCTCCTAATCTCCAGCCTGTGTCGTTATTGGAAGAATCTCCATTGTTATCATTAGACTGTAAACGTATTACTGCTTGTCTGGCTCTACTACGTATATGTAGCTGTTGAGTAGAACTCCCAACTATACTTGTACTATTGGTAGTAAGAGTATCTCCTGGGAAATCTCTAGTTTTCAAGACTATATCTACTTTACCTGATTCACCGTTATTTAAGAATTTAATATCAGGTATAATCCTACTAATAAAAGCGAATTGTTCCCCGTCACCTATATCAAAATCACTACTTTCTATGTAAACGTTAGTCATAGGTTCACCGTCAGCGTTATACCCAAACTCATGTTCATATAGATATCCTTCGCTTGTGGCTCTTGGGTAATTTACCGTACCTTCGTCTACCCATGCGGTTCTACTTAATTCACCGTAAGTCCAAACTTTATCGTTATAGTCATAAACTACGTATCTATCTATTTCTTCTGAAGAAGATGAAGGATAGAACCAACCTATTTCATCATGGTCGTTATTAGTGTACGCAAAAATTTTATACCCTTGACCTGCGTTTAAATCATCAAAAACATAACTTAATACACTACAAGGAACTTTTTGAACACCACCGTTGTATATATAGAAATTATCGTACCCCATCCAATAAACCCCATTAGGAGAAGTTACTGCTGCGTTAGGGGATATTAACCCTGTGTTATTATTTATTAAGTTTATACCAAACGTGAACGGTGGTCCAATAAAAGAAACACTATAGAGGGCTGTGTCTGTCCAGACTAATGTTTCTTGTCTAGCTTTCACTGAACCTACTATTAAACTACCTTCTGATAACCTTAAACTACCAGCTGTATTTGTTTCTAGAGGTTCAAATTGTGTTGGATCTTCTTGGTCACTGAAAGATATAAGCATAGGGTCTAGTACCCCAGTTCTGGTTGTCCCAGATATCGGGTCACTACCTAAAACTATAAGATGTCTATCAGTTTCTGATACAGTAATTCCTAAACATATAGTAGGAACTAAGTTAGCCCCTGTTAAACTTGTAAGTTCTACGGCTCTAGTTTCTACTCCACTACTTGTGTCGTGATAATATATAGCCCCACCACGCACGGCTATTACTAAGTCTTCTCCAAAATTATCATTTGACCAGAGTCTTAACTGGTTAGTGTTAGATAAAGCAGTAACTGAACCCCAAGTACCTGAGTTCCATGCACCAGCCCCCCAACCTGATGATTGTACGTATACGTCTAAACCTACGTTTATTTGGTAAACTCCGTCAACTCCTGATCCACCGTTACCGCTATCACTAGAGTTAGCTGTTATTGTAGTTCCGCTAGTATTTTTAGCAGTTATAGTATAAGAATTAGTGTTTACTACGCTAACTATTTGATATTCTTGGTTTAAAACTGGTGCTGTAATTAAACCGCCTAAACTTACCGCCCCGCTAAGCGTAACGAAATCATTTTGTACTGCTCCGTGACTTGAATCAGTTACGGTAATAATAGAGCTACCGTTAGTAGCAGAAAAAGTAATACCATTAGTTGTTGTTTTTCGTATTGGGGTGACATCGTTAAAAGAATCTCCTTCGTTTATATAGTATTTTAAATGTGTGCCTAACCCTAAGAATTTACTACCGCTTAAAGCAACCCAAGGATGCAGAGCACGGCAAGTACCTAAAAAATTATTTTCAGTATCTTTACGCCAACCGCCAACTTTTTCTGGTCTACCGGAATTAAACCTAACTAAATTTGAATCAAACCAACCGCCTTCATTATCGTAAGCTGTGCCTTCACGCATAATTCCTGGTTTAAATACAAACTTACTTAACGGCATGTTACACCTCGTGCCATTCTTTATCTTGGAACAATAACGCTTCCGCTTCTCTACGTCTAATCAGACCTTCTAAAACTTTGCCTTTTGCTTTATTCCAACGTTTCATTTGATTCGGAACTTCTTCGTATTCTTTGTTGTTCAATACTTTCAGCATAGTAGAAGCTTTTAAATTAGCTGGTCCAAGATTGAAGACCCAACTTACTAAAGAATCAAATTGGTTTTGATCAAGGTCAACTGTCACATAGTCGTTGATATATCCTTCGTACTCATCCATCTCATGAAGCAGTAAGTTATCTGCTTCTTCTTGGGATATACTGTCACCTTCTTTTATACCTTTAGTAGAACCATAACCTATAGTCCATACTCCAGCAGCACAAACGTACGCTTCCAGCTCACAGCCTTCAAATTTTTTAATTAATCCTAACCCTTCTTGTGAAATATTCATACTCTTAGTCCTCTGTATTTGTAGTAACTGTCCTATAATAGACAACAACTTCTTTAAGTTCATTTATATACCTCTTTAATTCTTGCATATTATACGCCATTAACTCGTAATCTGGTACAGACATAGCTAAAAACACCACTTGTCCTTGGTCTTTTTCTACTCTAGCTAAAAACTCTTCTAAGTTTTTATCACTAACTACATACCAATACGGATCTTTTAAATCAATCTCTCTAGGTAGTATAGGCTGAACTATAGTTCTTTGTATAGGTTTAGCTATAACTTCTATCTGTTTACTTGGTATCAGGCTGCAACTGCAAGCCATCATCAAGACTGTCAATGTTACGACTATCTTTTTCAATGCTATCAAATACATCTTTAGTTCCTTTATTTACTCTAGGTTCTATTAAACCTGGTTTAGCTGCAGCTAATTTAGTTAGGTTATGTCGTTTAAACATATCTAAATAACGGTTCATCTCTGTTTCTATCTCTTGGTTTTTAGCCTGTATAGATAACAAACCTTTAGTTTGCAGTGCGAAATCATTTTGTAATGATTCTATCGTAAGTTTTTGTTCTTGACTTCTTAATTCAAACGCTTGATTAAGGGCAGAAAGTTTAGAGTTTTGATTCCATAAAACAAAAGTTGATAAACCTAATACTAATATAATTCCTATAAATATTTTACTCATACGTATAAATTTCCAATGCCTTTGCTTTACCCTTAACTTTAATGGGTTCTAACAATTTTAACTTAAATTTAGACTTTTGTTTAGTATTTTGACCTATAATTAAATCCTTACCCACCTCTTTAGTAGAACTTTCTAATCTAGCAGCAGTATTTACTGCGTCACCTATAGCGGTATAATCAAACCTTTGCTGACTGCCCATGTTGCCTATAATAGCGTCACCTGAATTAATACCTATCCCTATAGCTATACTAGGTAGTCCTTCTTCTATTAATTCACGGTTTAATTCAATCATGTTTTTCTGTATTTGTAAGGCACATTCAATAGCTTTATCTTCATGTTCATCTAGATTCATAGGAGCATTAAATATAGCCATCATAGCGTCACCAATATACTTATCAACCATTCCTTCATATTTTTGCACGGCTGACTGTTGAGCTGTAAGTGCTTTATTCATAATATAGGTAACTTGTTCAGGTTCAACGCTTTCACTTAATGAAGTAAAACCTCTTACGTCAGTGAATAAGAAAGTAGCATATCTTTTTTCACCCCCCAGTTTTAATAGTTCAGGGTTTTTCTGTA